ATTGCTTGCGAACCACACAACAGCCAATAGCTTTGGGGCTCGGATCATCCGCTCGGCCAACTCGAATAACACAGTCCAGATAACCGGCGGCGGCAGTAATCATATCTTCGCAGTGCTTCACGATGCCGAACCGAATTCGATTCCCGAGGATGCTTTCGTTGATGGTGCGTTGTCGGCTCGGGTAATTGCGACTGACGCTATCGACTCTGATGCAATGGCGGCAAGTGCGAATACTGAGATTGCCAACGCGGTTGCAGCTACCCAAGCCCTTAGTAGGCTCGATAGCATGATCGAGAGCGATGGCGCGGGGCAATTCCGCTTCGATACGATCGCACTAGAGCAAGCCCCTGCCGGTGGCGGTGGCGGCGGGACGGATTGGACAGCCAACGAACGGACAGCTATTAGGGCTATCCTTGGAGTGCCTACCAGCGGAACCACGCCGACAGATCCGTCGAGCGGGATTCTGGATGAGATTCGCGACAAGACGGCATTGATTACGGCAGGCGGTACGGTCTACGTCACCAGCCCAGTAACAGCAACGGGTCAATTGGCAAGCCCATTAATTATTGGCGACGATTACCTAGCGGCCAACGGAAGGCGGTTTAGGTGGACCGTGGAGCTGCCTAGCGGGTATGTTATCGCGACATCGACGGCTCGATTCGGGATGAGATACGAAGACGACGAGGGGGTTAATGAATTCATCGCTACTGGGACTGTGGCCGATGCAACGGGCGGGAACGTCCACCTGGATTTTGACGTTGCCAAGACGGTGACGGGATTGCTTCGACCCGGTTGGTATCAATGGTCGGTCGAAATTGTTAGTGCTACAGGCACGGAGATTACGCGAGTCAAGAGCGGTAAAAATGTTGAGTGGCAGGAGAAGCAAACGTGATAACAGCCTACCCCCCCTCTTTTGGGGTCCTTTTAGCGTCACGGGCGAACCACACGCAGATTATTAGCCCAGGATTTCAGATGAAAGTTAGCACGTTAGCAAGCGGTTTCGCGGGGTAGGGGGCGGCTTGTTTGGAGATCAAGACATCGAAGGATTTACGCTTGGTCAATCGAGCTCTCAAGGAAAAATGGAACGTCGACAAAGAGGCGATCAAAGCGGCGTTGATGGAATGCTTAACCGATCCAGATTTGGCGATCGATGCGGCGAAGGTGCTACTCGCAGCGGACGCCATAGATTGCAAGCGAGAAGAGCTCGACGCGAAGCGGGAGGTAAAAGAGAATGAGCAACGACTCCGACTTCTTGAGCTCGCTCAGTCTGTCCCAATTGCAGAACTTGCTAAGCTTGCATCCGAAAACGGCATCGCAAGCCGACCCGATTAAAGGTGACCGTCGAGCATACCAGCGCGATTTGATGGCTAAAAAACGGGCTAGCCAACGGGATATTTTCATCCTGCCCCCTCTCGACCCCTCTAGGCGTCTTGAGGCTGAGTCTGATTGCTCCCTTTGGCTATCCACCTACTTTGGATCCCAGTTCTTCGAGGCGTGGACTAGCGACCGGCTAGCCATGATCGAGTCGATTATCGACGCGGCCAAGTACGGCGGGGACCAAGGCATCGCAGGGCCTCGGGGCGAAGGTAAAACGACGTTAGCTATTCGCGTTGCCTTGTTCCTTATGGTCAAAGGTTTATCGACGTTTCCCGTCGTTATCGGGAAAAACGCAGACAAGGCGAAAAAGGAAGTGCGCGACCTAGTTGAGCAATTACAGCAAAACGACCTTTTCATCGCGGATTATCCCGAAATCGGCATCCCGTTCCAGGCCGTCGGCGGTTGGTCAAGCCGGGGCCGTATGCAAACATGCCAAGGGCAATCGACCAATATCGTTATCGGGCCGGAATTCTTTGTCTTTCCTACGATCAACCGAACGCAGATTCCCGATTGGCCCAAAGAGATCGATCCATGCAGCAGGGGTCAAGTGTTCTACAGCCTGGGAATCGACGGGGCGATCCGTGGGACCAAGTTCCGATCGGCGCGGCCAACTCTCGCGATCCTCGACGACATCGAAGACCGGGAAGCGGCGGCCAGCGAAACGATGATAGCCAAGAACGAGGAAATCATCGAACAAGACATCGGCGGGCTCGGGCAGTCCTCTGAGCGGATCCCTCGGGTGATGCTTTGCACGATCCAGAATCGCAAGTGTATCGCCTTCAAATACACAGACCCCAAGCAGAAACCATCTTGGAGGGGCAAGCGATACCGCAAGCTCGTGACCAAGCCGGATCGAATGGATTTGATCGAGCAGTACATCGACCTCCGCAAGGGACGAAAAGCCGACGACCCAGACGCCCGGGAAGCATTCCAATTCTACCGCGACAATCAAGCCGAGATCGAACGCGGGGCGGTAGTAAGCAACCAGGCCAGCTATTCCAAAAAGACTCACCTAGACGGCGAGCCGATGGAGCTTTCGGCGGTTCACAGCTACTTCAATCGCGTTGCCGACCGTGGCCAAAAAGCGGTTTCGACCGAAGACGACAACGACCCGCCAGAGGAAGCCGGGCCAATGGGACTGGGCATTACTCCGGCTCTTGTCGAGTCGAGGATAAGCGGCTTGGTCCGAAGGCAACTGCCAGCCAATACCGTGGCCCTGACAGCGGCGATCGACTTGGGCAAGTATTACCTCCATTGGGTTGTCACGGCGTGGTGGCATGGGGCTGGGGGCATCGTAGCGGACTATGGAATCCAGCAAGTCTACGGGACCGACAAAAGCATGGATCACGAGGCTAGCGAGCCGATGATTTATCAGGCCTTGCTAACGCTTCGGGATGAGCTTCTGCAGAAGGAATTCATCGACACAACTGGAACGCGCAGGGCAATCGACTTTTGCCTAGTTGACTCAGGGGCGTTTACCAATGCGGCTTACTCATTCTGCCGTGAAGTCGGCGGCATCTTCCACCCATCGAAGGGGCAAGACCCATACCATCGAAAAGCCAAGTCTAGTTCGGTGACAATCGCAGGGGCTAACCTTCACGCTCAAAAGCTTCCGTCGTCGAATGTTTGGCTCTACGAGCTAGATACCAGCTACTGGAAGCAATTCATCCATGAGCGATTCCTAACGCCGACTTTTGACGATGCGAACATGCTTCGGCGCGGGTCGCTTTCGGTGTTTAGCCTCGAAGACGAAAAGCGGCATTCGCAGTACGCTCAGCATATTGCAGCCGAAGAACTAGTAACCAAGTTCACTGAGGGCAAAGGAGCTAAAACCTATTGGAATGTCCGGGACAGCAATAATCACTGGCTCGATGCAACTTACATGGCAGCGGCGGGCTCCGAAGCTTGCGGCGTAAAGTTGATAGCCCCAAGCGAAATCGAGGTAGCCCCAAAGCATATCGGCGATGAGCCGAAACAAGCCAAGCCTGTCCAGCAAGCCTACAGGCACGGGCAGCAACGATTTAGGCGGCGTGAAGGCGGATGGATTCCCAAGAGAAGAGGATGATATGAGCAAGAAAACCAGCAAGCTAAAAACCAATTTGACCTGGGAAGAGCGACACGGGCCAGCGGTGGCGGTTCGTGTAACTCACGATCCATCGACGGATATTGTGTCCAGGGTTGAAACGATCAACGAAAACGGAAAGATTATTGAGCAGTGCTACCCCATCCCCCGCGAAGATGAAGCAAGGCCCTGCACGCTATGCGAATCACGCCGACCGATCGGGACAAGCTACAGCCGGGTCTATTGCACCAAGAGCAATGCCCGATATTGCAAATGCTCCTATTGCGGGCACACCTGGACCCAGGAGCGTAAATAATTTAGCCCAGTGTACTAATGGAATAGTACAGGCATCTACCAAGGGCCAGCAAGCCATGCAACGATTGACGCATGGCATCAGCGGCATCTCTGTTGGCACTAATCGACGCAGCTATAGAGGCCCTTCTAACCGGGGGGGCGTCTCAGTATTCCATTGGCTCTCGCACAGTCACTAAGCTCGACCTAGCGGCGTTGATGGCCGAGCGAAAAGCATTACTCCACCAAGTCCAGCGTGAAAGCGGATCGGGCGGTATCTCCCTCGGGCGAATCGTGGGGGGCCGTCGATGATTACTCGATTTATCGATTCGGTTGTCTCGGCAGTTAGCCCCATCGCGGGATTGCGACGGCAGGCAGCACGCAAGGCCCTTGCTAGGTCCTACCAAGGGGCCGAACCATCCCGGGTATCGAGCAACAGGCACCCAAAGAATCTACCAGCCGACCAAGAATTGATGGGGCCATTCGGCGCCGACCGTCTCAGGGCAGAGGCTAGGCGGCTGGTTCGCGATAATTCCTACGCTTGGGGCGTCGTCGATACCATCGTCTCTTCCGTGATCGGCGCAGGCATCCAAGCCCAATCGACCTTTGAGACTCCTGAAGGCGATGACATTGAAGACATCAACGACCTACGCGATAAGGCTTGGTCCGAGTGGTCCGAAGTCGCGGATATCAACGGGCGTTTGACCCTTGAAGAGATCCAGATTATTGCCCTTCGTGAAATGGTCGAAGCGGGCGAAGTGCTTATCCGCATCGTCAATTTACCATCGACGGAATATCGTGGAATCAGCCGACCGATTCCGATGGCACTTGAGATCATCGAAGCCGACAGGCTAGCGACCGATCGCGACACGTACACGATGGGCATCGATCGCGGCGATGGTACTCGGGTAATTCGCGGCATCAAAGTCGATGAATCGGGCAAGCCTCTTGCCTACATGATCTATGACGATCATCCCTTGCAACCCTACGCAGTAAGCCGAACGCCGAAGGAAATTCCGGCCCGGGAGATCATCCACCTTTTCAGGCAAGATCGAGTCGGACAGACGCGGGGCGTTACTTGGTTTGCTCCAGCGTTGGCATCGATTCGCGACCTTGGAACGTACCTTGACAACGAGCTACAAGCCTCGGCTATCGCGTCTTGCTTCACGGCGGCAATCAAGACCGAAACGCCGATGGGCAGACTTAGCGACCCAGACGCGGGCGATGGGATCGACCGAAGAGGCAATCAAGAGCGATACCTAGAGCCGGGGCTAGTCTTCGAGCTTAACCCCAACGAATCGGTCGAGGTAATCAACCCAACGCGGCCAAACACTTCGGCGGGCGAATGGACCAAGGTTATCCTTCGCGGTATCGCGGTAGGGACCGGGCTATCCTACGAGGTTGTAGCACGCGACTATTCGCAGACCTCCTACAGTTCAAGCCGGACCAGCCAGCTTGAAGACCGAAGGCGGTTTCGGATCATCCAGAAATACCTTATTAGGCACCTCCTGCAGCCCGTCTGGGATCGCTTTTGCGATGCAGCGACCAGAACCAGCCTTGACGGCTTCCCTTCGCCTATCGACCTGCTAAGCGACCGCAGACGGTTTACCCCTGTTGAATGGCAAACGCCAAAATGGGAATGGGTCGATCCAGGCGTCGAGCAGCAAACCAGCGAATCTGGCATTAACTCATTCACAGCGACCTACAGCGAAGTGCTTGGGGCTCAGGGGCTCAACTTCCGCACGGTGTTCTACCAACGGGCCAAGGAAAATCGGCTCCTTCAAAAGCTTGGCTTGCAGACGCCAGAGCAAACGCAGCTAGCCATTTCAGCGGCTCAAACCCAAGGGGCGGCAGAAACACAACCAGCGACCGGCAGCGGCGAAATGATGGGGCTATCAACACTTCAATTCAATCGCAACCGCAAAGCCATTGCCAAGACGCTCGACGAGCTTTCCAGCGGGGCCATTAGCGAAGCGGCGGCCAGGGTGTTCCTATCGTCGGTCGGCATGAGCGAAGCAAGCGTACAGGCCTTAATCGACGACGCAAAAGACGGATCGGTAGACACGCTACCGGCTGAGGTGACGGCATGAACAAGAGCGACCTAATCAAGCGACGAAAAGAACTTGACGCAAGACACCAAGCCAAGCCTATCGAGGGCGGTTCGATCGTTCGCCAATTTGGGACCGTGAAAGATGGCCGGGCGGTGATTGCGACAGAAACGCCGGTTATGGTTTATCGAGAGGATCGAGGATGGGTAAGCCAAGTCCTCCTAATGGAAGGCGTCCGGTTTCGCAATGACAAACGCAAGCTTCCGATTGTGGACAGCCACAGGCCGGATTCTGTAGGCAACGTCTTCGGCTCAATTCGCAATATCGTTATCGAAGGCGATCAGCTAATCGGCATTCCTGAGTTTGCCAGCGACGAGCAGGCCCAGGTTATCGCGACAAGATACAACGAAGGCCACCTTAACGACTTCTCGATTGAAGCCGTGCCAATAGAAAGGCAAATCGTTCGAGAGGGCCAAACTTACACTACCCCAAGGGGTCAAGTGATTGAGGGTCCAGCGGAAATCGTACTCCAATGGGAACCCCATAACGCTTCGATTTGCGTAACGGGCGCAGATCCGAATTCTACTGTTCGCAGGTCTTATGACCATGAAAGGGTTGAACGTATGGACGAGTCGCTTTTGGCAACTCTCAAGGGGCTCGGGTTGCCAGAAGGCATGACCGATCCTACTCAGATTATCGTTTTCCTCGCAGGCAAAGCAGCGGGGCAATCCGGTTCTGACGCGGCTCCGATGGAGCAAGTCGAATCGATGGCCGAGGACAAGCCCGAAGAGGCGATGCGGGCCGAGCATGTCGAGCCAACCGAAGACACCGAAAAGAAAGTCGAAGCCGAAGTTGCGCGGCAACTCAAGGCAGCCGACGACCGACGCAAAACAATCGTTGCCCATTGCATGGTTGCAAAGCTTGAGCGTAGCTTTGCAGACGCTTTGATCGACGATCCAAATGTAACCGTTCAGGACGCTCAAGAAAGGATCATCCGAAAGATGGCCAGTCAACCACTAGGCGGGGCCGTCGAGGGCTCCAGTTTCAGCGTGACCGAGTCCGAGCACGATAAGTTCATGGCTCAAGCTTCGGCGGGCTTGGTAAAGCGATGCTGGGAAGGCCAGATCAAGACTCAAAAGGCTCCTGAAGTTCAAGGCGCGGAGCACTTCCGCAACCTCGGGCTCTATCGGCTTGCTGAGGCTTGCGTCCGGCGAATGGGTGTTAATCCAGAGCGACACAACAAGGGAGACGTTGTTCGTATCGCGATGGGCCACCAAGGGACGATGGACCGATTCAATATCCGTCGATCCAACGACGTTTACCACACAAGCGGATCGTTTTCCAGTCTGCTTTTGGATGCGGCCAGCAAGACTCTCACGGCATCTTACGTCGAGGCCCCATACACTTGGGACCAGTGGGTGCGACAAGCTCAGTCGGTTGACGACTTCAAGAACATCAACCGAATCAGCCTTGGCGAATCGCCAAACCTTGAAGTAGTTCCCGAAGGCAAGGACTACCCCGAAGGTAAGGTTGTCGATCAACGCAAGAGCTACAAGATCGAGAAGTACGGTAAGGAATTTACCGTCACTTGGGAGACGGTCATTAACGATGACCTCGATGCTCTTTCTCGCATTCCAGCGATGCACGGCTCCGCGGCTCGTAGGACGCAAGAAAAGGCGATCTACGATGTTTTCCTATCAAATCCGTTGATGCCCGATGGGTTCAATCTTTTCTCGGCATCGCACACTTCCGGGACTAACCTTTCGG